CCCCTTAGGGGAGAGCAGCTGGTTAGCCATCCTCTGGCTCCTCGTAATAGGTGTTACCATCGTGGTGCTCCTCGGTGGCAGTGAAGCCGAGCACGTTCACGAAATGGTGAGGAGGGCCGTAACAGAAGACCCCATCGGTCTCGGTCACTGACCAGACCTGGCTCAGGTTGAAGCCGGCCTTGATGGCGTCTCGTGCGGTGGGCCAATAGTCACCGGTCATGTGATCCCGCTTCTCCTCGAAGGGGAACTCTGCGATGTGGTGGGTCATGGTTTGGTCCTTGGACTGGGCTGAGAAGGAGAGCGGCTGCAGCTTCCCCCCGAATAGTTACGAGGGCGCTCTCCATCTCAACTCAGTTTGGTTCAAAATTCTGAAGGGGGAAGGCAGGGAGTAAGGGAGGAGGAAGCGCCTTCCCCCATCACAATCTTGAGTGATGGGAGGGAACTCTCCGAAGAGGGTCAGTCTCCGGAGAGTTCTACGTGGTGTGGCTGGCCAGAGTCGAAGTCTGGTTCTTCTATCTGGACACGTTTTCGCACTATCGCAGTCACACCGAGAGCTGCGAGGATGAAGGGAGTGGCCGGGACAATTACCCATATCCCGGCCACCACCAGAACCACCCAAGTGAGTGGATGAAGTTTCGGCACTTAGGCCGCTTCGGCCTTCGAGTTGACCGGCTTCTTCATGTCGGCGAAGATCGAACGCTTCGGTGCCGGCTTGGCCGTTTCTTCTTCCGCGGCCGGTTCGGGTTCCGGAGCAGGCTCTTCAGCAGGAGCTTCGGGCTCTGCTTCAGCTTCCGGTTCCTGCTCGACACTGTCGTCGGCAGCGACATCGGCCTCGGGTTCCGAAACTTCTTCGACATCCGCCGCTTCAGCGGGTTCCTCGGTCATGCCGACGAGTTCCGTGGCGCCCAGGGGTTCGCCGCCGAGCACGCCCGTTTCGATGAACGCCGGACGCTGGTTCCGGTTGACGTAGGTCGGATCGACCTCGACCGACGAAGTGTAGCCTTCGGGCCCACGGGTGGCGTGCAGCTTGATATTCATGTCGTCCCGGGTGGCCCCGGGCATACGACGGCCGACATAGTCGGCGATAGCCTGGAGGATCTGGTCCTCGTTCAGGGTGACTTTCATTTCAGAGTCCTTCCAACAGTCTCATGAGATTTTGAAATACAGGGGTGTTGGCCCCTGCGTGGATTGCCCCAATGGCATCCGCGAGGTGTTCGGATTTTTCCGGCAACCGTCCTTTGAAGAGCGGTGGCCAGTTGGCTTCGGGGTAGAGTTCCGAGGCTGCATCAATCATCCGTCGCTTGGTGGCGTTAGCATCTCCAGAGAGTGCGACCTTCACTTCGGTCGGGGTGACTTCGATGAGCTGAATTCCCTCTGCCCGCAGGGTTCCAAGGATCCCAACGCAGAAGCCATAGGAGGCCATAGCCCGGGCGGACTTAGAGCCGACTGGCACTTCAACGAAGATCGCTCGGGCTTGACGGCACCTTTCTAGCACCGGTTTAGCCAGATCCTCTGCGCGTTGGAGATCCTTGGAGTTCTGACGAACCTGTTTCCCCGACACTGTCCTAGGAGAGATCAATTCCAGTGTCGGGGTGTCCAGAAGACCTGTCGATAGATCGAGATCGGCATGGGCTAGTCCCCAGTTGCTCATACTGGGGTCCATGCCGAGGACAGGTATCTTCATAGATCAGGCTCGCTTACTTGTTGCCGAAGAGGCTCTTGCGTTCGCCGCCGCCCGAAGCCGCAGCGGGCTTGCTGGCGGGACGGCCCGAGTTGCCGGCATCGCCGCCTTCGCCGTCCTTGATGGTGCGACGATCGCGGATTTCGCCCTTGTTCTTGTCGAGCCAGGCTTCGTAGAACTCGGGCTCTTTGGCCTCGTTCTGGGCTTCGACCACGGTCATCTTGGTCTCGGTGTCGAAGACCTTGTCGATCAGGTTGATCTCGCGGGTTTCCGCCGTATCGACGTATTTGCCGTCGACTTTCTTGCTCTTGTTTTCGAGCTGGCGAAGAACGCCCAGGGTGATGTCCTGGCCGATGCAGTCGACGAGCATGGGAACCGAAGTCGGGACTTCGCCGCCAGCATCGCGGTCATAGACCTTCACGACCTTTTCCTCGGTCGCCTGTTCGGCCAGCGGCTTGCCGGTAGCGATCAGGCAGATATGGTCGATCAGCGTGAAGCCCGGCAGGGGGACCTTCTTCGTCTGGTCGTTCTTGTTGAGGAAGAAGTTCTCGCCCTTCTTGTTGGTGATGTAGACGGTCTCGCGCAGCTCGCGGCCGTCACAGTCGGCGATGACGGTGACGCTGCGGGCACCGCTGTCAGCCTGGCCGGCGTACATGGCCTTGATCTTGGTGTCGTAAGCGTTGGAGTCGAGGGGCTGGAAGCCACCCAGGCGATCCTGGGCTTCTTCAAGTCCGTCGGTGGTGAGATCTCCGAAAAGTGCATTCATGGTATTGGTCTTTCCTTGGGTTTCTTCTGGTGTCCTGTTGATCGGCCTGATTGGGTGAGCCGGAAAAACAGGTTGATGGGGGACTTAACGGCTCCCCCGTGCCGGGAACTTGTTGCTTTGTGCTATTGCTCGGGAAGACCCTCACACTGGCGTTAGCTCCACACCGCCGCTGCCTGGTTCAGCTTCCGTCGTAGAAAGCGTGGAGGTGGTTCAGGAGCAGTTGGGCGTCATTGTCCATGTAGAGCTGCTTCCGGGAGAACATCCCCATCGGGGAGCGAATTCGGGTGCCGATCGACTCTTTGGTAAGCCGAGTCTGGAATACGAATTTGAACCCGAGATCTTCTTCATCTTCGCTGATGGTGAGGAGCTCCGGGTCGTACTCCTTCAGATCCTTGATCGGGATCTTCTTGGCCTCCACTACGGTCGAGAAATATGCTTCGACGCCTTGGTTCTTGAGGGCGCCCTTAATGGGCACCGAGCGCTTCATTGCCATCTCGGTCTCGTCGTAGATTTCGAGGACGTGAGCGAGAATGATGACAGGCTTTCCGAACTGAACCAGCTTCTGCTGCATCAGGTTCTTCCAGAACTGGGCATAGTTACTCCAGCCCTTCATGGTGTCGGCCTGCCCAAGAACGTACTGGCTCTCGAACATGTCCATCATGAAGGTGGAGGTGTCGATGATAAGACCATCAACATCATCGGGATTTTCGATCGCTTGGTCGACGAAATCGTAAACCTGCCAGGGATCGTCGACCCGGGCATTGATGAAATCGTTCCGGAACGGAAGCCGCTTACCGGCCTCGCAGTTGATGTAGATCCAGCGGTTCTGGTTCTGGATGTTCCGAAGAGAGGCGGATTTGCCTGCGCCTGAGACGCCCCCGATCAGAACCATCTGATCGTTGAAGTCTGCGGGTGCTGGGTCGTGCTGGTCTGACACTTGTGGTCTCCTGGGTCTGGGTTTCTTCCCGGAGGGGTCTCCTGAAACTCGTGGAATACGAGCCAAGAAAACCCCTCACAGGTGGCTCTTCAGGTTTTCTGTAAGCGCTTGGCGACGGTCACCATGATGGTGTTGTCGATCTCGTTCTTGGACAGTCCGTCCTGAAGCTTTTCGTTGAAGGCGTGGACCTTCTGGCTCACCGTGATGAGATCCATTCCGCTATCGACGAGTGCGAGTGCGAACTTGATCATCTGGTTGTTGCGGTTGCCATTGGCGATCCGCTCAGCGAACCAGCGTTCCAGACTGTCGAGGGAGGCGAGCTCCTTCATCGAAGCCTGGTGCTGCTCGTTGCGTGACGTCTTCGGGATGAACGGAAGAACGTCGAGCAGCTGCCCTTCGTGGTTGTAGTGGTATTCCCCGGGATGGGTCTGCCACTTCTTGGACCGCTGATTGGCCGCATCGTCGGAGTCGAACGGGAGCCACTCCATGAAAGCGTTCATGAACTTCTTGTAGTCGTCCGCATCCAGCTTCAGATGGTAGTTCATCGGCAGGATGAGGCGAAAACGGTTCTCGTCTTCCGTGTGTCGCTTCGTCGTGTACGTCATGAATTTGTACTGCGACATCAGCTCATGCACGGTTTCCCGAGAGACCTGGCCATCGAGATCGATCACGATGGTGTTGAAGCCAGGGATAACACTTTCGTCCGAGCGGTGCTCGTTCTTGAAGTGGTGGTTCGCCCAGTGAAGGTCCTCCGCCTGGGTGAGCAGATGGAGCTGATCGAAAGGAGCCAGCTCCGGCTCGTAGTGGTAGGCGAAGTGATCGCTGTAGGAGATGATCAGCTCATCGAGATTGGTCTCCTTCAGGGACTCGCCCGTGAAGAATTCCAGCCCGTCGACGAACTGTTTCCGGATGATGATGTTGTTCTTGTAGCCCCACTGCTGGGCAAGGCTCATCATCTCCGTCCGGTCACGCTGGCCCGCCTTGTAGTAAGGCAGCTCCTGCATGAGTTCAGCATGGCTGAAGCCCGGTTCCACAGCCTCGACCGAGGACATGTAGCGAGCCAGTCGCACATGGTTCGGTTCCCGGTCGAGCAGTTCCTTGAGGCACTGGCCCGACTCCTCGACCACGAGAATTGCTGCGAGAAGGTGGTCCATCTCGATCTCGTTGCTCTGGTCGATGAATGCGTAAGCACCTGCGAGCTTGAGGGCCTTGAAATAGCGGTGTGCTATCTCGGCCTTCAGGATCGAGAGGTTCTCGTGCAGCTCATCAGCCGCGGCCTTGCAGGCGGATTGGTATTCCACCAGCTTGATGCCGACATCCCGGGGGACGGTCATTGCCCACCCGTGCATGGCTTCGTCAGCCAGCGTGTGGAAGTGCCGGCGCCACTTGGTAAGGATCGGCGACTTGTTCTGAGCCGCGAGATTGTCGTAGATCTCCTCGGGCGTCTTGGTGTGGTGGGCGTCGTCGGACTCCTGGCCGAAGCCGAAGAGGCAGCGCCGAGCATAGCCCATGTCGAGGAGCGACATGAACTGCTTCTCGGTTGCACCACCGTCGAGCAGCTTCGACGGAGTACCGAAGGCTAGCATGTTCGAGGGAGTCTTGCCGTCGATCGACTCGACCCGCTTGTTATCGGGGCCGTTCTTGATCAACTTCTCCTTGACCATACCTTGGTCGTAGAGTTCCAGGAACACATGGAAGACTTCGGTGTTTCCCTCCAGGTTGGCGCCGATCTCATCCATTTGGAAGTTGAAAGCGCCGCAGTTGGAGTATAGGAGTTTGCTCCTAAGCTGCTTGACCGCAGGAGAAGTGCCCGAGTCGAAGTCGTAGAGGTAGGGTCCGGCAGACCGCCACTCCTTCTCCGCCTTGTCGTACTCCTCCTGTTGGTCAGTGCTGTTGGCAGCCGCCCGCTTATTGGCGATCGACCACAGGTTGATCTCGGAGAGTTTGGCGAAAGTGGAGTCGAGGAAGCGGCGCTTGAAGCCCTTCATCAACTCATTCTCGACGATGTAGACGGAACGTCCCTTGCCGTAGCCAGAAGTGGCCAAGGCAACGGCGTACATGTTCACCGGGATCTCACCGGTGATGTGGGTATCGATCTTCGCACGCATGGCAGCAGCCATCTTGCAGAAGAAGTAGGCCATTTCGGCCTGGAAGAAGCCACGGTCGGTCTTCTGCGTCTGCTTGCAGAGAGCGTCGACCGTTTCCTCCATAGCGGGGTGGTGCTTGACACCAGTAAGGTCAATCATGGGTCTGGGTTTCCTGGTGGAATTGGTTCAGGAGATTGCGGCGTCGCCTTCACGATCGCGCTCGACTTTCGAGACGCCATCGTAGCGACGACCAAAGGAAGAGCGGTCCCGGATGTAAACCCGATCCGCTCCTTCCTTCTTCAACTCCTTGAGGCGCTGAATGAGGTCATCGATGTGCATCAGAAGTACCGATCCTTTTGGGTGCAGTTGTCGAAGGCGGGGCAGTAGGCACACCGCTTCGGCTCACCCGGGATCTCTTTGACGACGCCGACATTCCCCTGCTCAGCCATGTAGGCGTATGCCTCGGAGGCATTGTCGAAATTGCGGGTCGATCGGCCGTTGGTCTTCTGCGGGTTCTTGTAGTACTTGAACACCGCGTCCGACTGCCAGAGCTCCTCGGGAGTGCACTCGGGGATCTCACTCTCCGGTGCGTCCTTGAAACGCTCGATGAGGCGGAGCTTTTCCCGGATCCACATCTCGGTTTCACCTTCGGGAAGAAGCTTGATTTCCCGCTGCTCAACACGCTTCTGGGGGTAGCCCTTGTTCTGCCGAGCCTGCATGCCGGACCAGTCCGTGAAGACGAAGTTGATCCGGATGTAATCTTCGGTGATCCGGGGACGGAAAGGCTGGAGCGCTCCCAGATCGGTCTCACCTTCCGGGAGTTCGAGGCCCTTGGCATCGAGCCAGCGGTAGATGCTGCCCTGAAGCTGGTAGTCTGCGTCACGGCCGCCGAACATCCAGGCATAAGCCGAGGTGCTCTTCGTATCGTTGACGATCCCATCGGTGACCGCATCGAACTTGCCGCCGATGATCTTGCCGTTGAACC